TTCATAGCCCAATCTCGAATATTCTGATTATTAGGTAATGATTCTTCGGACATAGGAATTGAATATCCATATCCTAATCCGCCAGAAGCATTATAGGGAAACCGATAAGATGGAAACTCATCACCAATACCAGTATTACCTGGCTCGTATCCAAAAGGAAATGTCGATTGGAGACTTTCTTTTTCAAACTTCTTCCTTTTTAGTTTCTTTTTAACATTAGAAGGAAGAGGAGCTGGAATTGAAACTTGCCCAGGAGTATCTTTCTTATAGATATCGGCTAATGAAGTAGTTCCCCACTCGCGTTCTGATTCATTTTCACCGATCATGTTTTCAAAAGCTTCATCAACAGGAACACAATTAGGGACTTCTTTATTACCTTTTTTCTTCACACCAACTTGCTTATATCCAATCCAACATGCTTCCAGTATTTCTTCATCCATGCTTTCACCATACATTGCGCGATACTTTAATGTATGTTTGCTTAGTTTAGTTTTGGCAGTTGCATCTCCAGGCGCTGGTTCATATGCGCGTGGGTCTCTGTCGCTCAGTTTATCAGCTTTATTAAAATGTGCAGCACGCGCTTTTGCTGTCGAAGCAGAAAGACCAGCAACATACTTCTTTGCAAGACCGGACTCTTTGTCTTTTGCTACTCTTGGAAGAGCTTCATGAAGATCCTTATCTGCGCCACCATATGTTCCCTTACCCTTAGTAATGTAAGAGTTTACACGAGCCATTCCCCATTGTTGTGGAGTAGTTCCTGGACGATGACCAGAGTTCCATGCAGCAACACCACGACGATATACTTTGCGAAGTGTTCCAATTGATACACCAGATTTACTAGCCTTTGCTGCTAATCCTGTGTCAGAAGCTTCGCAAATTGTAGCCGAAAATTCAAGCTGCATTTCTTTTAGATATGTATTGGATTTAATCATCTTATATCCTGACCAGCAAGGATCAGAACCTCTCATTTTTTTAGCTTCTTCAATATTCTCTTTTAGTTTATGTGCGCGAACAGGAGATAATTTAGTAATGCCTCTTCGGGCAACTTCTCTTTGGGTAAATGCAGAAGCCATAGGAGTATCTGCAGGAGTGGAAACAAAGGATCTAACACTCTTAAAGATGTTAGCGTGTTCTTTATCAATCGCAGTTTTTCTTTCGGGAGATACTGAATTGTAATCGTCGCTATTATCGACATGGGTAAAATGTTCATCCCCAAACATTTTTATATATGTTGGTTTAGCTTTTTGAGCATCTTTCCATTTCTCTGCGCGAATACTTTCTTTTACTCTGCGCTGCCCCAATTTTCCACGATCTTCATTTCTTTTTTTAGATGTACGATTTGATGCATGAACGAAAAGCATTTTTGTTTGATAACCAGACTTCTCTAATTCATCTTTAATCCTAGCAATCTTTTCTGGGGCATCGGCGGTGCCATTGATAATAACGCCTTTTCCACCACTAAGGGCCAATCTTTCTTTTTCTCTAGTCAAATTTTTAGCACGACCACGCGCAATGTTTCTGGGTTTTTCTTCTTTCTTGGGCATAGAAAGATTCAATCCACTCTTCTTCATAAGATGCTCTAATGCAGTATCAGAATTGATTTCAGTTAATCCGTGCCCTCTTAGAGTTCTATTCATAACGAAATCTTTACCTGATCCTGTGCCACCCGCAATGAATATTGCTTTATGTTGTGATGGGTCGTTAATGCCTTCTTTAATGGTGTCTTCAGTGACATAAGAAGATTTAAACAACGCTGGATTTGCTTTGGCAAACCATCTCATAACTTTACCTGCTTCTGAGTTAGCTTCATTTTCAATATCGCTACCCGTTGCGCCTTCTTTTTCAACATCTTTAATTCTACCTTCGCCATTCTGTTTATGGTGCACAAGCTCATGCGCTACAGTACGGAAAATATCCATAGGATGTCTATTCTTAGTTACAATAACGATCTCTTCGGATGATGGATTATATCCACCAAAACTCTTACTGTCATCATCATGATCTTTATATTTAAAGTTAGGAAATGATTTAAGCCCTAATTTATCAGATGCAAAAGACACAAATGAATCAAGCATAGGACCAAACTTATCGCGGGTAACATCTTCATTAATTATAAATTCTTCTTGGAGATTCTTCTTTATTATATCAAACACTTTTTTAGCCAATCTTGCGTTATTTGTTGGAATACCTTTAGCAAAGGAAGCAAAATCATCTTTTCTGACAAACTCGCGCATTTTGGTACCAGATAATCCAGATACTCCCTCATTATCGGGATCGCGTTCCCCAGCGGAAACCACATCAAACTTACTAAAACCATAGTTTTTTTGGGGGCTAAAGTCAGGATCTTTTCGATCCTTAACATATTTGCCAATAGACTGCTTGAACTCTCGAACTCTATCTGAACCTACAACCATAATAACTTCGTCATATTCAGACTCAGAGAGTGCTTTACATATATGGAAGGCTGTCGCAGCTTGAGGATCATCAACTATATTGGCGTTAGGAAATAGTTGACGGAGAATCTCTATCTTATCTCTATAAGGAATAGGATTTTTATTAGTATCCGTAGATTTAGAAGTATAGATACGGTTTTCCGCCCCCAACTTCTTGGCAAGATCAACTGTCTTGTTTATAACTAGGGCGTGACCTTTTTGAGGAGGATTGAACCTTCCAAAGGTAAATACGACTTTTTTAATCATTCTTCCCTCTACAGGAAATATTACACTTTTATTTATATAAACTTTCTGCTAGAGTTTCCTTAATGGTAGATTTTATTGATTTAAGTCTCTTATGACTATCATCAAGAGTTCTAAATTCACTACCTTTATATCTACCCGCAGTTTTCAAAAGATCAGCAATATTCAAATCAATTATAATAACAGGAATAGGCTTATTCTTTTTGATATTATAATCGGCTAACCATCTATGGTGCCCATCGAGAATATAGTCATCTTTAGATATAAGAATGGGCTTTAGTTTACTCTTATCTTCTTTATTGGAAATTAGTGTCTGAATCATCTGCTTACTGAATTGCGACTGAGTAGCCTTAAGTTCACTGGGCATTTTCTTTGCGAAATGGTGCTTAATTCCATCTTTCTCTAATTGACTTAGAAAATCGTTGAGTTTACCAGAAGCAATTTGGGGCATTAATCCTCGATCAATATCAAGATTGCCCTTAGGTATATCTATATTCTCTTTAAGGTTGGTTTTATATAATGTGATATTATCTCCATGAACAAGATACATTTCAAAGTTAACTGAGGGAAATGATCTATTCAGCTTATACATTGTGTCCAAATTATCTCGACTATCGTCCCAAACTCTAACAATATTATAGGTATTAGCTTTGAGGTATCTACTTAGAATTGCGCCCTTAGCAATACTAGCTTTTGAGCCAGGTTTTAGGCTTTGAACATTGCCAGCTCTTTCAACATGGACTTGATCGATAGGAAATCCATAATCTCTAAATGTTGATAAAAATTCTTCTTTATCTTTTAGATCCGTTCTTGCCGTAATAATGATCGTCTTAGAATCTTTATTTTGAGAATGAACAATACTTTTAGCTTTTTCAAGAACCGCAACAATCGGCTTTGCCGTTTGTCTAAACAATTTACCTGATCTAAATTGACTTAGATCAAACTCTTCGCCAGACTTTTTCTTGTATGTATTGAACTCTGATGGCGTAAGTTCTTTGACTTTCTTACCATCTTTTACAACAACGACTCTGGCATCAGTCTTGAATAGTGTATCATCTATATCCCAGACATTTAAGATTTTATCTGTCATTAGTTGGTCCAATTTTTCACGGCATTAAAGTTTTCTTGACTGAATTCAAGCCTATCAATAAGTTTTACCGCTTTACCTTCAGCAGAAATAGCTACGAATCCTTCTGGAGAAGTAACTCTAAATCCAGTATCTGTCTTGATAAAGGTTCCAATATCTTTAACTTGCTGAAGTCGTCTAACAATCATTAACTTAGCTTTAACAAGAAGATTTTGAAGATCGAATATCATCTTAAGTTGTTGCTTATTGGCCCTATAAAATCCTAAGATAATGTTCTTTTCTTTTATTCTCTTATCTCTTGTATCAGATTTCTTCGCGTCAAGAATCCCACGATTTAATTTCTCTTCGGTTTTCAGAATTAGCCCTTGAACGTGTGCAGAAGTATTGTCTATCTCTTTTCCTTCACGGACTTTAAGATTATTCCATGCTTTAATTTCAATCTTATAGGTATCATTAGTTGCAATTTGATTCAGTGTGTTTGGAGATATTTGGCGAAACAATGCACCAGCTTGAGATAGAATTGCTGTGACTTCAGACGTTTCTTGCTTACTGAATGCAGCCGCTCCTGTTGCATCAACGAAGGATGCATCTCTGAACCAAACATTCTTAGTCTGTCTAAGTCTGCCTATATTTACACCAAATGAGGCTTTCATATCAGGAAGAGTTTTGCCTGTATATGAAGTATGCCATACAACACCAAGTTTAGCTGCTCTAATTTGTTTAGCTAATGTTGAATCCGTGGGAACCGCATAGACAATAGTATTGGGCTGAAATATGATACAATCTTTATTATCAATATTTTCAGTCTTAAGGTCTTCGGCCGTAAACATCATATCGCCTTGAATAACTCCCTGAATATCTAACTCTTGTAGATATTGGAGTGCAATCTTCAGCTTCTTATTCAATCCTTCACCAGGATGATTATTATCTATATCTTGTGGGGTATAATTAAGTTTGGCATTTTGTGCAAATACACCTTTAGTTCCAACAAAGAACTTACCATTTTCTGGATTATTGCCAGCAAATATAGAGGGTGAATTGTGTATAAGAGCAAAAACGTTGCCAACACGAACATAGAAGTTTTCAGTTGCAGTTGATATGTCATATTGCTTGAATTTTTCGATTAGCTTGGTTACTCTTTTTACTTTCATATCAGCAGTCTTTCTCTTAGGTTTTTGGCTATTGGAATGAAACTATCTTCTTTGGTATTGCCTTTTATGGTATTTACATATTTGAGGGCAAAAACTATGTTATCTAAAGATGCACATTCCTCTGGACACAAACTCTCTAAAAAGCACTCTATGACGGACTTACGATGGTCGATACTTCTTTTTCTAGGATCATTAGGATTCACTTCTTTTTGATTGTTATCAGAAAACTCTATTCCAGTATAGAAGCAATGTGTATTCTCTTTTATTTGTTGTGCATTTTTTCTTGTGAGTTTCATCACACGGGCACTATATTTTTTATACTCTTCATCAAAGGCTAATCTCTCATAACCAATATGATTTTGTGTTGTCCAACCAGATTGTCTTATTTTGGATATGTTATCAACACCATATTTTTTTAGAGTGCTTTTCTTTATTCTCTCGGTGTTCAGTCTTTTATAGTTTTCTCCTCCAAAACTTTCAAATACACCCTCTTCTTCCAATATGCGTTTTATCTGCACATAGGCAACACCCATTATTTTTGACGTTTCTAAAACACTATAACAATTTTTATAATGTTCGATTATCATGTTTTTCTGTTCATCCGAAAACACCTTTTTCTTACCCGACATTATTACCTCCAATATAAACACATAAGTATATAGTAAAATGAGCTGCTAACCATCCCATTTATAACTGTGTTATATCGTCGCAATCGGTCAGTTCTCCTGCTTTTACCCAGCCCCTATTAGATGTATGAACTTCGTGGTCTTCTGTTAGTTTTATTGTAGATCCGTTTTCCAACTCAACCTCTACCCAATTCTTTCTACCTATTGAAGCATCACCACCATATAGTGGGGTGAAAACATCCTCTTGTAATACAGAATCTAGATTTTTACCCATCACTTTTAGTTCAGGCCAAAGTTTAGGGTTTTCAACGATATGTTTTATCGTCATTTCACCGAGATTGGTCAATATAACAGTGTCTTCATGGACACAGCCGTCCCATTTAGTTGTAAGATTAACAGTAGCTTTTGTTGCGGTGCCAGCAAGCATATCACGAAGAGACTGTAGAAAATTGATAGCGCCGCGTGTGCCAGAAACTCCTCCATTGAGTACTTCGTCTTCCAAATGTTCCAGGTGCAGGTTCTTACCCTCTTTTGATTCTGTTAGGTAGTCTTGATAATTTATCATTTTGTGTCAAACCTAACAACAATTTCATTTAGTCTAACTTCTTTACCATCTACCACTTTTGTGCCTCTACCTTTTAGTGCTAATCTAACAGATGTTCTTCCAGAAACTTCTTCAATAAATTTTTTATCTATTTTGCGGATATAATTTTCTGCAAGTATATACTCTGCTGATAAATCTGGATTACTTGCAAATGTGTATTTACCTGTCAGGGCCTCTTCAACAATGGCCAATTTGATATTTTTATATTTGTCAACAACATCAGGCGATCTTCTTGATCCTAATATATCTTGCAATGCTGTATTGTATTCTTCTGAACCCTTCAATGCTTTTTCAGCTTTAAATTTTGGTTGCGATCCTAAATCACCTAATTCATTTTGCATTTCTGATAACATAGCTAAAAGTTGTTTCGATTGTGCTTTTGATATACCTTCTTCTTTAGCCATATTAGATATAACACCGGTCAAGAATTTAACGGTGTTTGAGATACCTCCAGAAGATAGCTGAACGCTTCCACCATATTTCAAAGAACACTTTAATTTTTTACTCGTTGTAATAATAAGATCGGTTTTAGGTTCTATACCACCACCAGATTTCTTGGCTACACCTCTTATTTTGCCGAACTGGTTTGTTACAATGTTTATAGCATTCTGGGCGGCCGCTTGAACATCTTTACCTGATGTTTTGTATATACCAGCCGCTTTTTTTGCATTTGCATCTGACTTATACTTTAGCGGATTTGCTTTGGCAATAAGATGATATATACACCATTCAAATTCTAAACCTTTATTAGCCATATTTCAACTCTTTTTATTATATTTATCAAACATAAAAAAAGCTCCCGAAGGAGCTTATAAGGTTTCGTATTTCCCATGATCATTGGAATATATGACATTTTTTATTCCAAACTCAGCAATGGCTCTTTCACATCCACAACAAGGTTTAGCCATCCCCCACACATAGTTCTTAGCACCTGAATAGGGGCGCTTAACCCTGCAAATGTAAAGATCAGTACCTTTAAGATCATCTACGGACAATTCTCGCAAGGCATTCTTAATGGCATGAATTTCTGCATGAAGGAAGATTGCTTCTTTATTCTTTGCGAATCGAGCTTGAAATGGATCAGACTTCTTTCTATTTATTCCTATTGATAGGATCTTATTGTTTCGCACAATTGCGGCAGCCAGCCGCGCTTGCGGGAATTCATCATTAGCTTCGGCTACCTTAGCTAAGGTATTGAACAAAGCCTCACTGATTTTCATAATAAACCTTATTTTAGTAGGGGCGATAATAACAAACAGTATAGGGAACTGGATACCATCCATTATATGCTGGATTATATTCCTGTCGATATTGCGTATCGCAATACCTTACTTGATTTGGCCCACGAGGATAAGGTTCATAATAATAGGGTTGAGGAGGATAATAGGGTTGGGGTTGAAGTGCTTGAGATAGGAATAATCCACCAATTATTCCACCCACAATTGCAGCACCTGTGTTATCAGCCTTAGCTGGAACACTTGAGAGAAGCAATCCAACAAATAGTGCGGCACCAATGATCTTCTTCATATTAACTCTTTCTGCCAGCTGTGGCCTTAAGCATCCACCCATGCTTTTTATGGGCAATTATTCGATCCTGTAAGAAGTTCGCAACACCATCTTCTCCGAGTTCATTTGCTATTATATACGTTTCTTTAAGACATGTCAAGACAATTTCGTTGGTTTCAATAAGATTTGCTATCATATTAGGGGCAGTAGGAATTTTATCTTCTTCGATAACAGAGGTTAATTCGAGAATCCTCTTAAGAGTTCCCGGAGCAAAGGAATCAATAGACCTCAATTGTTCTGCAATATTATCCACGGCATCCCATGTTTCGGAATAGATAGTTTTAAACAATTTATGTAATTGAGGAAAATCTGGACCAATAACATTCCAATGAAATCCGTGAGCCTTGAAATACATTGTAAAGGTTTCGGCTAAGACATATTTCATCTTATCATAGAGTTCTTCCATTGTAGTATTCCTTAAATTAATTATGAGTATTTAGTAGAAATCTACTACCTCATCGGCAATACCAAATTTAACAGCTTCTTCTGCTGTTAACCAAACATCTTCTGCTGGCAATAGGTATTTCTTAATATTCTTTTCAGAAAGCCCCGTACATTTCTTATAATGCATTAATATTCTGTCTTGAGTATTCTCAAACTCTTTTACTTTAGCCATCAATTCATGCTGCTTGCCCCAACTACCCCAAGCAAATTGATGAGAGAGAATGGCAGTATTAGGAGTGACATATCTATGCCCCCTTTCACCTGCAATAAATGTTAATAGCCCACAACTTGCAATTTCGCCTAATC